TTGGTGTGTCAAAATCGATCGTGAAAGCCTAGCTAAACTTCAGCAAGCAGGCTATACGTTGCCAAAAGGTGTAATTGAGGTAGCGAAAGAAATTTTCTGGCCGGCAGATTTAAAAGCTAAAGTCAAACAATTGGGGCTTAAATGCAAAAAATGCAGTTCCAGGCTGATCTTAGCCTGGAACAATGAAGAGAAAGCTGAGCTTTGCTGCTACGAATGCAAATACTATGTTATTGTTAATCATCAACTGCAGGTGGTTGAAGAAAATTTT